GTATATAGCTTGATCATCATCGCCTGCTAAATAAATTTGATCACAATGTTTTTTTAATTTATCATAAAGTTTCCATTGAAGAGGTGATAAATCTTGAGCTTCATCAATAAATATGGCTTTAAATTTAGGTATCTTATCAGATTTTAATACTTCCATTATTATATCATTAAAATCTAAAATATTATTTTTAGCTTTGTATAATAATAAATTTCTATAAATATGAGTTAGTGTATCATAATCTATTTCTCTTCTATCGTGTTGGTTTAAATTATATTCTTCTTTGATGTGAATATCCTTGTTAACAGATCTTTGTATCATTTGAAAATACGGATTGTTACAAGTTAAAAAGTGTGTCTCCTCCTCATTATATTTATCTGTAAAAGAAACACGAACATTTAATTTTTTACCCAAATCTT